CGATGCCGGCACAAAGCGCGAGCAATGCACTGACGAATTGCTTGTTCATGGCTATAATGATGAATTGATGTTTGAAATGATGGGGGAAACGAGTTGCGTCCCCGCGCTTTTTCGCGTCAACACCCCTTGTTTGCAACGCAAGGGGCGTTGCTGCGCATTTAGAGTCGGATCGATGCCGTGAATTCCACGGTGAGCGGACGGAGATAGCTGCCTGTCATGAGCGTATTCTTGTATTGTGCGGCCTCAGCCTTGGTGACTAATTCCGCACCGGCGATACTTCCTTTCGCACCGGTCTGGTTTAGGAAGTTCACCACGGTGCATCCCAACGCAAGACGGGGGTTGACCTGCCAATTGACGCCGCCGAAACTTTCCCAATAGCCGTTGAAGTAATAAGCTTCGTTGATGTTGGCGTAGCGTTTGCCCTGATAACGGAAGCTAGCCCAGACTTTCAAATCGGGCGTGACCATGTAAGCCGGATCCAGTTCGACAATATATTGCGGAATCTCCGCTACGATGTTGCCCGTTGCGTTGATTTGACCCACATAGCCGTCGGAAAACTTGATCGACGTCTCATATTTCTTATAAGTGGGGCGCTGGTAAGTGAAAAGCGCGTGGAAGGTGAAGCCCTTTGCGGGAGTGGCCACAACATCGGTGGTCCAACCCACGGTTTGAATGTCTGCTTGCTCTTTCTGGTAGTAGGCTTCACGATACAAGAATGCTACAATGTCAGCATCTTGCTCAATAGAGCCTGACTCTCGCAAGTCTGCCAACATGGGGCGCTTATCTTGTCTCTGCTCAACTGCACGGCTTAACTGTGACAAGGCAATGACAGGTACTTTCAAATCCTTAGCTAGTATCTTCAATTCCCTTGAAATTTCTGAAACGATCTGCTGACGATTCTCGCCCTTGGCCCCAGTTATCAACTGCAAGTAGTCAATGATAATGACACCCAGACCGCCCATTTCCTGAGCAAGCTTTCGAGTGTTTGAACGTATCTCTGAAATCCGAATACCAGCAGTGTCGTCCACAAAGATAGGCGCATCATAGAGATTGTTTTGAGCTTGCACAAGACGTTTCCATTCGTCCGTGCTCAAATTCCCAGTCTTCAGATGATAAGCTGGAACCATGCCCTCTGATGCCAACATACGCTCGATCAGTTCCTCTGCACCCATTTCAAGCGAGAAGATAACTGCAGGCTTTCTTTCCTTCGTAGCCACATACTTTGCAATGTTCAATGCTAAAGCCGTTTTCCCCATTGCAGGACGTGCAGCAAGGATGATAAGATTGCCTTCATGAAGTCCTGTTGTAATCTTATCCAATCCAACAAAGCCAGTAGATAGACCAGTCACGAATCCATCTGTCTGCGAGCGAGTCTCGACTATCTGCATATGTGTATCAAGGATATCGGCCACATTGCGAAATCCTGTCCCTGCATTTTGATTACTGATATCCAGTAGAGATTTTTCTGTTTTAGCAATAATCTCACCGATTGAGACATCACCTTGATAGGCACTAGATAGCGAATCCGACAAGTCAGCGATTACTTTTCGGAGCGTAGCCTTTTCTTTAACGAGTTTGGCATAATGCTCCACATTTTTTGAAGTTGGTGTTGAATTTATCAACTCTACAACATATGGCAGGCCCCCAATGTTTGAGATATCGCCCTGATTAGTAAGAGCAGAGATCATAGTTGTCGCATCGATTGGCTCACCTTTTTCAAACAATGACAACATGGTTTTAAATACAATCTTGTTGGCAGGTTTGTAGAAATCGTCTGGAGTTAATTCGTCTGCAAGTGACGTCATAGTTTCTGGAGAGATAAAGACAGCACCCAGAACCGACTGCTCAGCTACTAGATCATGAGGTAGTATTCTAAAATCTTCACTCATGCGCTATCCTCCCAATATTTTTCTAGATCAACTTTCATCACTGCAGCAAGATTCTTTTGCTCGGTCAAAATTTGTCTACGATAGGGAGCAAGACCAGCTTGTCGCTCCTCCTCGCTTCGTGGCAAGTAGTATCCGTTTGGCTTCATCTTCTTAGCTACGATAGGATGGCCAAAGTTGACACGCAGGCTTTCGATGATTTCTTCTACCTTACGTTTTGAGAGTCCGGTTTCTAAACGAATTTCACTGGCTTGGATTGGCAAGTCGAAGGTCGCACAATTGATAATCATGTTCAATACACGAATTTCTAACTCATTCATGCTGCGACTAACACTCATGTCTTTGCCCTCCATTTTCTTGGATTCTGGCGAAAATCCATGGTCATTTCTTTGTAGAGCAAACGGCCATTTTCTTCTAAGAGATTCGCATTTTGACTTCTTAGAAGGTCATTAATTCTTGCTTCTTCCTGATAGTCGCTAGCCAGTCTGTCATAATCTTCGATGTATTCTCTAAAAATATGAGGCACGTCCTCAATCGTTGAAGGAAGCCCGACAGGTGGTTGGGAATCATAGGTGAACCCCCTATCACAGTTTTTCAAGTTTCTTCGTGCAACCTCTCTGAAGTCTTCAGCTTCTTCAATGATGATCACTGTTTTTTGTTCAGCTTCTTCTTCATTTTTAGCAGTCAGTAGTATCAGGATAAAGAACCCGATAAAGATTGCCACTAAGCCAAGCAACTGGCTTGATAAAGTTGGTTCTGTCATTTTGTTCTCCTTACGCTCTTAATTTCCGTACTTGTTTTTCTAATTCCAAAATCTCATAAACATCATTGACATCGTACATAGTTTCTTTCCCCTGCTTACGAAATCTTAATCCTTTGCGTTCTAGCATCTTAACATAGCCATGAGTGAAGCCGAACTTCTTTATCAAAGCTTGTTGATTGATTGGCATGCGATCATTCTCTAACTGCTCCTTGACCTGCTTTTCAGCAAAAGCCAATAATTGATTCGTGAACAATTCAGCACTTTCGCCATCCAATCGTAATTGTAACGTTATACCTTCCATTTTCTACATCCTCTCAACTATGCGGGCAAGCATTTTTGTGATATAATGGTTTAAATTGTTTAAGTATGTGCCTGATCTCCGTCAGGTACTTTTTTGTTTATACAATATTACTTTCCATCGCCCTGAGTTCAATCTCATGGCTAACTTGTTTTAATAGCTTCTCACACGCTATTTTTGCCTCTCTGTACGTTGTAGATTCGCTGATGAAGTAATCAGCAAGTTCAATGACTTTATCTTCCATTCAACCTCCTATATCAGTCTCAAGACCGATGCCGTTTTCTCCTAATTTGCTATAATAAATTTGACTAGGACCTCTCACTGTTTTAGTCAAAATTTCAATAGAAAGGAGAAAAGAAAAATGAATCTAAATCAAATTCGCATTTTAGAAGCTTGTCATAAATTTTTAATTGGTATTACGGAATTTAAGGATGAATTGCAAAATGATTCCCTCGTCTACCGATTCCAAGATAAAAATATTACGTTTGTAACCTATCAAGAGTACAGGAATTTATCATTTATCGATTTCAAATTAAAATATGATTATCTAGATGATTCTATAACCTACTTAGATGATCGAGTAGATTTGATAAGTGCTTTCCCGAATGAACACGAACTAAGAGCGTTGAACAGAATGTCTGATCTTGAACAAGCTCGTGTTCAGATTTTTAAGCTACTATCACAAGCTAATCTTGAAACGCTCACTGAAAAAAATTCAAATGCTAAAAAAGATAATTTTGGTTATCAGTTTCGTAACCTCGAAACAAAAGAATCATATCCAATTTATCTATTTCCAGAAAATGCTAAATTTGAACTAATTGCTGCTATTTGGTAGAATATCCGCTTCAAAACGAAACTTATTAAGCTCATGAGCAATCTCTTCAAGCTCGTGAGCTTTTTTATTGAACTCTTTGACGAGATCATTAAATTGTTCAATATTCGTAACATTTACTTTAACTTCAACTGTCATTGAACTAATACTCATTCTTCTTACCTACTTCCTTTATCTGAATTTTTCCAAATAGATTTATTGCTTTTATATTTCCAGAATCAATCTTATTGATATTCAACATTAACTCAGGGTCTGCCTTTACAAAGGTGGACTCTTTTTTCCCACTATACGGATATCGTCTTGGTCTCATTTTTCTACTCCTCAAATTTTTCCCACGACTCATTGATTCGCAACTTCTTGTTAATACGAAGCTTCAAGTCATCACTTCCTTTACCATCTTTGAAAAGTTGTGTGATAGCTGATGGACTAACACCTACAACAGTGGCCAAGTCCGTCTGCGACCATCCACGTTGTTCAATTCGCTCTTTTACAAGCTCGATCCATTTACGATGTTGTTGGCTCATGTTCCTCCTCCTTTTATTTTTTTAATAGAGTTAAAGAGTTAGTAAATTATTTTATAAAACACTTGACAACTTTTATACCGTAGTGTAAAATGAAAACATAATTAAAAACCTTGATAAAACGTTATATCTATCAATTTTCTTGCTCGCCAAAGCTATTTATTTTTAGATAAGTTTTAACTTTGTTTTTTACCAACTCATTAACTTACAAAAACTATTTTACACTTTAGTATTATTTTTGTCAACAGAAAATAACACTTTTTTATAAAATATTTTTTGTCATGTCTTAGAAAAGGTACTATGACAATGTTTTCTACACTTGAAAAAATTAAGGAGCTTGCTCAAAAACGAGGAATAAGTCTTCAAAAAGTTGCCGAAGATTTAGGCTATAGTATAAATTACCTCTACACTTTGAAAGAAAAAACTCCTAAATCTGACCGTCTCCAAGAAATCGCCGACTACTTCAACGTATCCACCGACTATTTACTTGGTCGTACAGATAACCCTGCTATTTCAAGTGACTTTGTCACTACTGCTGACGGTCGTACCGTTGACTTGTCCAATCTTCGTGAACGTGTGGTTCTCTTTGATGGTAAACCACTATCAGATGAGGATGTTGACAAGATCGCACAAATTATTAAACTTTCTTTGGGGGTGTCTGACATTGAAAGTAAGTGAGTTGCTGGATGAATACCAGGTCACACTTTATCTGTTTCCAGGGACTATGTGGGAACGTAGGGGCTTCTATTTCCCTGATGAGCGCATCATTTACGTTAATAAGGATTTATCCCTAGAAGAGCGAGAAGAGGTCATTCTGCACGAATTAGGGCACATAAACCACAATCCAGCGCATTACAAAAGGCTGCTATACAAATATGAGAACGAAGCAGACCGCTTCATGATTCGACATCTCATCTCTGAAGAACTCGCACAGTACGAAGTATCAGACTTCAACTGGCTCCAATTCGCAGAAAGACATAAAATTTCAACAACCTGGGGCGAAGATATGATTCAGGAAGAGTTTTATAAGTTGACAAGTTAAAAAAGAGGAATAAAAATGACAGATACAGATATTAAAGATAATGATATTCTAGTTATTAAAGGTTTTACAGATGAAGACAAAGAAAAGTTAAAATACTCATTAACAGAGTCGCAACGTAGAATAATGTCAGAACTTCTCAAGAACCCCACTAAATATTCTTATATAAAAGAGAAATTGATGGATAACTTTAATATTTTTCATAAAAAGCCTAGTCCTTTTAAAGAAAAAATGACATCGATTAAAATTGTACAACCTGACAGTGGCCAACTTTTAGGAACAGTAACAAATTTTGATTTATTCCCTGGTTCAACAGGTCTAGTTGCATTCTTAGATTTCTTCAATCTAGTCCCTGATAAAACTTATGTTCTATCTGTTGATGCTTATTTCCAAAACGGGACACATTATCCAGTACATGCTACAAGAATTAATATACCTAAAAGTGAGTTCATAGATTTAAAAGATAATTACGGAAAAGCGACTGGACATTTTGAATTTAATTTTACAATTCAATTGCCAAGTGATTTTTACTTTTACTTCAATCTGTCTGACGAAGAAGGTAATCAGTTAGATGAAGCGTATAGTTACCATTCTTTCATAAAATAGGGGTAAGTTATGCCAGAATTACAAAATAATTTTAAGCCGACTGCATCTAATATTACACATATTTCTGCTTCAAGGCCTTTATTGAAAACTGTCCCCATACAAAAAAATGATATAATAGAATCAAAGATAAAAATGGAGGAACAAAGAATGGCAAATGATACATATACCAAGACAGAAATCGATTTAAAGTTAGACAAAATAAACTCTGATGTCAAACACGGTTTTGAAAAAGTTGATTTAAAATCCGATCAACTCAGAACTGAAATGCGTGATGGTTTTGAAAATATGGGACTTCGAATGGAAAAAATGTTCTCTGATTTCAAACTAGAACAACAAAAAGAGAAAGAAGAAAATAAGAAATGGTTAATCGCATTAACCGTTGGATCTCTCCTTTCAATTATTGGAATTGTTGTTTCAATTATCGCTATCCTAGTTCAAAAATAAAAAATCCCCACACTCTCGGTCGGCAAACTTCTGAGTGTGAGGATTCAACTTTCCATGTGACAAGCAATGGAAAAGATGATAAAAAAATACAACTATAGTTTATCATAAGTTCTACACCTTTTCAACTATGCGGGCAAGCAATCGAAAAGAAAGGACATTTTATGATAAAAAAATACATTACCAAAAAAGGAGAGACTAGATACCTCTTTCAAACATACCTGGGCATAGATCCAGCTACTCGAAAAGAAAAACGCACAACACGCCGTGGTTTTAAAACCATCAAAGAAGCTAAGATTGCCGAGCGTGATCTTCTCTTAGATGTTGAAGAAAATGGTTTTTCAAACAATGAGGATTTTCAGAATCCTACTTTCGCTGAAGTCGCTGATTTGTGGCTTGATAGCTACAAGAGCACTGTAAAACCAACAACTTATCAGAACACTAAGAAGAAAATTAATGTTATGATTGACTCATATTTTACAGATATGAAGATTCAGCAAATCAGTGTAGCTTATTGTCAAAAGGTTGCTATCAAGTTAAGTAAACGCTATATCCTATATGCTAATTACTACTCTGTCATCAGCCGTATTTTCAAGTATGCCACTTCTCTTGACATCATTAAGTCAAATCCCTTAGACAAGATTATCAAGCCTAAAAATAAACCCTTAAAGGGCAAAGAAAACTACTATACAAAACAGGAACTAACCGAGTTCCTTAAAGTTTACAAGGCAAATTGTAAGCCAGTAGACTATACCTTTTTTCACTTACTCGCTTTTTCTGGATTGAGAACTGGAGAAGCAATCGGCCTCATGTGGTCAGATGTTGACTTTGAAAATAAACGGTTAAGCATTTCTCGGACAGCTGTCGTAATTGGCGAAAAGCAAACTGTCCAGGATCCTAAAACCAAAAGGAGTAAGAGGGTTATCACCTTAGATGATGAAACTCTGAATGTTTTAAAACTCTGGAAACGACAACAAATAAAAGAATATTTCCAGGCTGGTGTGCCTTACAAACATGATTCGAATTATATTTTTACGAATGATATAGGGGGATGGCTTTTAGCCGCAACTATGAAAGTGAAGCTTAGCAGATTCTTTTGTAAACACAAAGATCTTAAAAAAATTTCGCCTCACGGATTTAGGCACACACATGCTTCTCTCCTATTTGAAGCTGGTGTTACAGCCAAAATCATTTCGGATAGACTCGGTCACAATAATGTTCAAATCACCCTTGATATGTATACTCATATCAATGATAATCAACGTGTTGAAGTCGTTGACCAGCTCATGGATTTCATCCGCTCCAGCTAAAAGTAAAGTCGTATTCAATATCGTATTCACTTTTACTTAACACGCTAGAAGTCCACTGGTTTCAAAGGATTAGCAAGCTATGTACTATTTATGGTATAAGAATTTGGTGTTTACAATTGATTTTCGTTGCTTGTCGTTAGTTGAGCTTTTGCTTATTTTTATTTAAAATCATTTCCGTTAATTACCGTCATTTTTTTAAAACGTATTCATCTTCGTATTCATTTTTATACCAGATTTGCCCGCATAGTTGAGAAGGTCACAATTTAACTCTAATGGTTTACAAACTCCCCGACCTCTGGACAAGGTCTATTTTTTTGAAAAAAAGTTAAAAAACTTTATCAAAACGCTTGACTTTCTCGGTATACCGTGATATAATATAATCAAGATAAGGAAAGGGGGTGATGAAATTGAACAAAGAAGATTGGCTTAGGTTACTGGAAAAGGTAATAGACAATATTCTTGAAACAGTAACTGCTATCGCAAGTCTAGTGACCGCAATAACGGTCGCAAGGCAAAACAAAAAGCGTAAACCGAAATCCCGTCAAAGAAAAAGGTAAACGCTAAGAGGTTGGGGCGAAAGCCCCTCACACCTCTATTTTATCAAATGAAAAGAGGAAAAGCAATGGTTAGTGCAATAGCTATTTTTATAATTGCAATCAATGTATATATCTATTTAAAAAATAAAAAGGACAAATAATATGAGAAAAGTTATTCAAGAATTACTTAACAGTTCGATGTCTACATCTGCTATTTCGCAAGGCGCTGGAGTTCCGTGGACTACTGTTTCTGACCTCAGAAAAGGAAAAACAAGTATGGACAAAATGGCCCTTCTCACAGCAGAAAAACTTTATGAATTTGCTACAGCTGATAAGCAGTGATTTCGGTCACTGCTTTTATTATTGCAAACAAAAAAACCGCAAGCTACTGCCTGCGGTTAGTGTAATAAATTTTTATTCTTTCTGTTTTTATTTTATTTTGTGGTGATTAAGCCATCAGGCTCAATCGTAAATTCTGGTTTGTCTTCCATACGTCCATCAGGCAAGAGCAGATACCAACCATCATTGTAGCGAACGAAGCAATCAGATTTCATGTCACCGTTAGCAGCATCCAAGAAATACCAGTTGTCGTAGTATTTAACCCAGCCTGTGACCATAGCACCATCTCTGCTGAAATAGTACCATTTTCCGTTGATTTTATTCCAGTCAGTAGCCATTTCGCCTGATTTATCAAAGTAGTACCATGTACCATCTGGTTGTTTCTGCCACTTATCAGCAAGCATATAGCCTTGACTGTCGAAATAATACCATGTACCGTCAATCTTTTCAAATTGGTCTTTAGGATAAGAACCATTAGCTCTGGCATACCAGTAACCCTTATCATCTTTTTGCCAACCTTTTTTAGATGCCTCAGGCTCTGCGTTTGGATTTGTTAAACGGTAGATATAGAAATATGGTTGGCCAGCATATAGCCAGCGCTCATCATGGTTGTTGATTGAGATTCCATTATAGGCATAGTTACAATGAATGATATTATTTTCATCAATGAACACGCCAGTATGACCAAATGCGCCAGCGCTCGCTCCACGTCTGCCCCAAATGAAGACATCCCCACGTTGAGCATTACATTCAACATTTTCAGCGATGAGTTCATAGCCATTCTTAATCAGCCAGTCATGTTCGTATTCAGTATTAACTGCCCAACCAGCGGATGAAGCGCCAGCGCTTCTTAATGCATAATAGACTGAGCTTGAACAGTCATAAGAGTCAGGACCATTTCGATCATCCATGCTATAAGATACTTGCCCTTTTCGGGCTTGCATCCAGGCAATAGCCGTTTCAATATTTAGTGCCATATTTACTGTCCCTTCCACGCATCATTCATTTGCTTCACAGCAGATTCAACGAATGTGTCCAAGTCCTTATCTGTCATGCTGATATTGTACTTGCTAAGCTCTGCACGGATTTTATCACGAGCTTGTTCCAACTTCTCCTCACCCTTGTAGCCAGTCTCAGAAGCGACTTGCTCCACCGCATTTACTGCGTTCTTAGCGAGGATTTCGACAATCTTGATGGTTTTCTCTCCACCTTTTTTGACAAGGTAGTCCTTGACTGCTTTAACTGCCACCCCTGCCAAAATGACTAGGATGCTGACTGCTCCGTTTAGTAAAATTTCGTTAATCTGTTGCATGTTATTCTTCCTTTCTAGCGCCTTACTGCGCCTAAGCTTTCAACTGTTTGAGCGTCCCAAATACCCAATTCGTACATAATGCGTATGACATTCGCTTCACGCTCCCAAGCCCATTGAGCTTTATTTCCTTTTTCCCCAAAACGAGCGTTAGCCCAATCATAGTCGTCTTTGTTTTTGATAGGATTTAGAACTGATAGCTCTTTTCCCCAATAAGTTGCTCCACTTTTTTTCCAGGAATCAATTGTCGCGATTCCCATCGATGTCTTGATTATAGATTGAGGAAAATCAGCTGAACCATCTATATTATTATTAAGGTTTTGAGAACGTCCCCATCCTAGCTGAGTATCTCCAGATAGGTCAAGACCAGCATTGTTATCAAACCAAATTGTTTTCTTCCCATTTAACGATTGAATACAATATCCGGTAGGCGCCCTTCTAGGTGCTGGCTTAACGAGAGCCAATTGTTCCTGCAGTAATTTATTCTGTTTTTCCAATTCTTGAACACTGCGCTTCAGAAAATCGTACTCTGAATTTCCAGTGATAAAATCCTTTGAATTGAGTTCACTTTTTGTTAATTGTTGCTCCTTGATGCTTTTGACATCGTTGCCAACAGCTCTTGCGAATTCTTCAAAATTGCTCATACAATCACGCTTTCGCTTGATTATACGTTGCTACAAGGTCAAGATTTGCAATAGCATCAATACGATTTCCGAGATCAGCAATCTTCTGAACCACTGCTCCACCAGTGTCACCACTCAGATTAGCAATATGATCAGCGATTTCTTTGAGGGTGTCAAATTGTTCAGATACACCTTCGCCCAAAATATCGTTCTTGACCGCTGTCTTAGCCTGCTCAATTAGTTGGTTGACAGTGGCATTATCAGCTTTGCCATTAAGCAATTGCTTCAACTCTTTAATATCAACCCCAACCGCTTGTGCGAATGCAATTAGTTTACTTGTATCCATATTTTCATACCTTTCCTAAATTATAATAGAAAAGCAAGTCAGGGATTTCCTGACTCACTATTCCATCACTACCTACAGTTCTTCCTGCAAGTTGTTTCTTGACTTCTTCCGAAATATCCAGTTCTTTGAGTGCGTGGACTTCTTCTGTTACCAAGTTCTTATCAGATTTCGTCACTCGAATTTGAGTTGAATCATCGCTTGGAAATGTAAATCCACCAGCTGAAATCTCGATTCGGTAGAGTCCTACAGGCAAAATCTTATCCAAATTAAAAGTCACTGTTCCCTTCGTGATAATGGCTTTTTTCTTAATCTGCTCTTGGTCCTTTGTTAGAGTTATAGATGCCTCTTGACCTTCAAGTTGAGGGATAGACATGTGGTTTTCATCTAACAAAGAAAAGGCGAATGTAGAAGCCACATCGCCTTGCTTGACCAAAAAACCACCATCCACCTGTTCAAGATTGGTTGAATTATGAACATTGGCCATTTTCATCCTCCTTTTCAATCATTAATCTGTTGCATTTATATTTTCCTCCAAAATTTCTAATGCTAGAAATTTTTCATACAGTACCTTGATGGCTCCATTGCCACCAAGCTCTACATAACTTTCATATAGACGAGACAATTCCTCAATCTCATGCTGATTGGTATTGCCTCGTCTAATGGCTTTTTTTAGGTTTTCTTGCAATCGAAAACGCTGTAATCTTTGAAGACCTTTTCCAATAACACTCAATCCTTTGCTATTATCTTTGCCGATAGCCTCAACATTTGAGACTGTTTTTTCAATGGCGCTAATTTTATCAGATAAGAGACTGATCTGCTTATCAGTCTCTTTCGTGTTCTGCGTGCTTTTGAACGAAAAATAGCTAGGAATGATCACGATTAGAATCGGACTCAATTTATCCAGAAATGCTAGCAATTCCAATCAGACCACTTCCAATCTACTGTGCAGGAACTCGAGTAGTTTCAAGATCACTTTCGACTTTTTGCCCTTCCCACTTCCAGATAGCAAGGATACCATTTTGAGATGGTACGCCTTCAAGCTGCTTGAAAGATTCGCCTTTGTAGGTGAAGGCCTGATTTGCCTGAATCAAAACACGCTTGCCTTCACCATTCAATTCGACATGTTCAGGATTTTCAATCACAAACATATCACCATGTTGATAGACCTTACCTTCTTCAGCGACTGGGAAGAGTTCAACAAGCTCCTTGTATGTTGTTCCGTATGCGATTTTCTCGCCCATGATAGAATCTTGAGCCATAACACGCACTACTTTGTCGATTTTATTTGCAAGCGCAGCGAGTCGATTCTGTTCACTCTCGTTTTGCGCAATCTTCTGATTTGCCTGTTCAAGCTGCGCTTGTGCTTTGACGATTGCTGCTCCTGGATCAAGCTCTGCACGAATAATACTTTTAACTGCTTCAATCAATTCTTCATCTGACTTAGCCGTCTGATCGCCTGGTAATTCACGAGAAAAGATTGTATAAGGTGATTCACGATGAATCACGACTTCTGTTGTATCGAATTTCAACCATTTGCTTCTTACTGTGTATTCTGTTGCCATTGTTTATTCCTCCACAATTCCTTCTTGTTGTTTAGTTTCAAGTTGTTTTTCTAGTTCTTCACGTTTTTGCACTTCTTCTAGGTACAATGCCTGGAAGGTTGATTTCTCAACTGTTAGTCGTGCTACGTCTTGTGCAATAATTTCTAATGCATTCATGCTAATTTCCTTTCTAGTGTCTCAATTCGTTGAGACAGTTCCTGAATCGCTTTAAGAGCGATATTTCCAAGTCTAAAATCGTCTAGTGCTAAATTCTCCCCTTGAGAATATACTAAGCTACTGTCTAATTTCTCAACATCTTGTGCAATCAATCCAACGTTTGTATAAGGTTTCTTATAGCCAAATTTATCAGGCTTCCAATCGAACTGCTTAAACTCTAATTTTTTCACAAAATCAGTTGCTTCAAAATCAGTGTCTTGAATGTTCACCTTCAATCTCTTATCCGAACTCGATGGATCTGGCTTGAACCACCACGTACCCTTAGTGTTTGTCCCGTCATTTACCATCAACTGTCCATAACGTGGATCCCATGCAATGAAGGACACACGAAAAACTCCTGGGACGGGTTCCCCAAATCTGAAATTGGAATTGATTGGCAAACCACTCATTGGTTTTCCGTTAAATAGGTTACAAAGAGAAGTCAATCCCTTAACTGTTAGGAGCGTGTCTGATACTGATTCTCCTATTAAATTTCCTCCGTTCCAATTAGGAGAATTATAAATGAACATTCCTTTTGGAAATTCGCCAAAATTCTTACCAAGCAATTGAACACCAATACCCTTGCTGGCATTAAATGTCTCGGGAACATTGATTTGTAGGCCACCGTATTGAGTCGGCCGTAAGAAGCCATTATCACCAATCGTAATTCGACTATCACCTGTTATCCTAGTACCATTAATTTCAGCACCTCGAATCGTTCCACCGTAAATTCGATCACCGCTTAAAATACCTGAGCGAACCTGACTTGCATCGATTGCAACGCTCTGAACACGGTTGATAAAGGCTTGTTTAGCAAAGAGCTGACTCAAGTAGGCTTCATTTGCCACCAGTTTGTTGAAGAAAGCCTGGTCAACTTTCAGCTTCTCAGCTGTGACCGCTTCAGCATCTAAGATAACAGTAGTCACTGAACCTGCTTCAAAATTGGCTGTCTTCAGCTTATCAATCATAGCGGACTTGATGACTGCTTTATCAATCAGGGTTTCGCCGGTAATGTGGGTCAATTTCCCGTCAAGTCGATTATGACCATTAGCGCCAAGATTGAGACCCGAAACTAAAGCACCAGCACTGGTCAGATTTTGTACGGCCCATGAGCCAGCTAGTTGAGTCATTTTTGTTTGCGTTGCTTCAAGCTTCGCATTCGCATCTGTGACTATATCTTCTGGATGTGGTTGCCATGGGCGAGGCTTATAGCCCTTGTACAAATCTACTTCTGTGATGTATAAATCAGCAGTTCCTGATAATGAACCGTTGTTATCGAAACGAATATAGGCATTATCCATTTCTCCAGAATTAAATGTGATTGAGACGTCTTCGCATTTAGAAGTAGATAACTTTTTGCTATCAATAACTTTTTTTGCTATGGAAAAATCACTGGTCTCGCCTATTTTTCTTCCTAAAATGAAAACGTCGTAACTTACGAGAGCGCCGTTGTTAAACCCTCGGAAATTCAGCACATAATCAGTGTTTCGTTCGAGTTCAAAACGAGGACTATTCAAAAAAATATCGCTTTGAGTAGAGTTACTTAAACGCATAAGGTCTTTCTGACTATTGTGATAAAAGCCATGTTTTACCAATCTTCCCAGATTTTGTTTAGACGTCCATTCGTTCATGCCATCTTTGAAATCACTATTCTTAACAAGGTTAGGACCTCCTCCACCGTACTTTCCGACTTCTACCTGGAAGATTTGGTTAGTCACAGCCATGCGAGCGACCCTATTCGAGATGTCGTTCTCATTGCTACCGATAATGCGCTCGTAGAGTTGACTAGTCTCTTGCACTCGTTGAAAATCCGTTTGGTTAGCCTTGCCAGCAATCTGAGATGTGATATTTAAAAATTGGCCATCAACTGTCTGCTTGTACTGAGCGATTTTCGTAGCAATATCATTGCTCGTTTGCGTACTTATCGCACTTAAACGACGCTCAAGACCTCTCACGTCCTCTTGATAAGTAGCCTTACCAACATAATCCCTCGTAACCAGCTCACGAACTGCATTAGCTTGACGAGCACTCTCCTCACGAGTATAACGTTGTAGGGCATCCTGTCGCTGACCGTCTTGGCTGACATAGGTTTCAACCGTCGCCAATTTAGAAGATAGACCTTCAGCCGTCTTCTCAAATTCAGACTTAGCTACGACAAGGTCTGTCTTGCCATCTTCAGGAGCAGGACCTGCATCTATACGAGTTGAGCTTCTGGTCAATTCAACCTTGCGAAACGCTACATGGCCGATCTCGTTATAACCAAGAATAATTCGCCAGAAATCAAAATTATCAGGCTTGGTCAGCGCTGGTATAGTGATCTGATAAGTCTGCCAGCTAGACGTGAGATTGAAATTACCATACATGATTTCAGGATTGCCAGGCGCTGTCCGATTAGCCCTTAAGGATACCCAGACGTTTGGAGAACCAGAGTAGCAAATCCCTTGAAATGAGAGGGTGTAAGTCTCGCCAATCTCCAAATCAAGAAGAGCTGTCGAACTCTTACTGGAAGCTCGACTCCCTTCTTTCGAATAGATTTGCATCTGCTTCCAAGTGTTAGTCGTGCCTTTAACATTGTATTCGCCATTCAAAATGGTCCAATCTTGTGGACTACTATCGCCTTGACTATATTGCCAAAGACTTCTTGAAAAGTCATAGTCTTCAGCATAATTCCGCCCACCGACCTTCATCTTCGAAAATTCTTCTCGCAATTTCCCAGCTTCAGCCACAACTAGGGTCTTATCTGCCTTGTCCTTGGTTGCATTCAAGATTTCTTGACGGATAGAACCAGCTCGCACCTCAAATTCAGCCAGACTCAACTTCTGATCTAGCTTATCCTTCGTGCTTGTCTCAAGACTTTTCACAGACTGTCTGATATTCTCGGCAGTCACATTGAGCGAGCTGATGTCAGCCTTGGATCTCAAGCCTTCAGTCAGACGGTTCACACCAGCATCTAGTGCATCAGCGCGCTGCCTGAAGTTAGATTCAACGGTTGAGACACGGTCTTCTTGGTCTTCATACGCTGATTGATAGGCTGGGAAATAATTGCCAACCGATAACATAGCGTTCTCGATGACGACCTGCAAATCAGCTGGAAAGCCGTAATTCGTCCCAAAACGAATAAAGACATTGTTAGTCTGATAGGTTTCAGAAGAGCTAGACAAGTCAATTGTGAACTCAAAATGTTGACGTTCGGTAATCCCACCTTTAAATGTGAGTTTATAGCCATACCACGGATGAGCACCAAAGTGAACATTGGCTTGTGTATCATTGGCTAAGGCAACAGGGAAAGTCACATCAAAAGATATGCGAACATAATCACGCTTGAACCTGTCACTGTTCTTCCAGAAATCAGGGACTATGAATGTTCGGTAGTCGTATGTCGCTTGATCTCCTGTAGTAAACGTCCTTGAACGTGAATTCCTGAAGTAATTCCGTGAACTACCAACCTGCACACTCGCTATCTTACTAGCCAGCTGCTCGGCTGTCTGCGTGAGTTCTGACTTGCTTGCCTTGCCATTAGCTAAGTTGGTCAGTTCTGACAGTCTGCGAGTCGTCGTCTCCTCATACGTCGCTTGCGCTGACTTCACACCAGCCAGTTCTTTTTTGGTCTGAACAAGTGCTTCAACTTGCTTGGCAATCTCAGCTTCAGCCTGTGCTTGCTTCGGTCGAATATTGTTTGCGATGGTAAGTTTCAGAACATCCAAATCGCCCGCCAAAGTCGTCTGAGCGCTCGTAGCCTGTCTCTTAAACTCTTCAAGTTTGGCAACAGAATCCAACCCAATCCGTTTCGCTTCCTGAGCGAGTAGACTGCTTGCGCCAGCGTTTCGCAAGGCTTCTATAGCTTTGTTCTTGATTTCTTGTAGTGGCCCATTATCAAAACTGCTAAAACGCTGGTCAATCGTGTCAGAGAGTTCTCTCTTGACTTCTTCGGCCCTTGCTCTGGTAGCGTTGAGATCATCTGTGAATTGATTGACCAACTCTTCTTTTTGCCGTTCAAAAGTAAGATCAGCATTCTTTAATTCTCTGGCTAACTGCCTTTCAAAATCACTTTGAAGTTGTTGTGCTTCACCCTTGACTGCATCACTCACTGCGTTACCAATCGCATTCGCAAGTCCTGACTGGAACTGACCGAATCCGATAGATTTCAACTTCTTGGCCATCGGTGAGTAAGTGTACTTAGTAATCTTCTTGCGCACGTCGAGATTGTAACGCTCGTGGAAGATGCTCACGACATCAAACATCTGAACAGGCACATCACTCTGACCGACAACCTCAAGCTCAAGGCTATCTTCCATCATGTCACAGAGCGTTGTTCTGAAATACTGCTCACCATATTTCCGAAGACTGGCTTCATCCTTCACGTCCTGGTCATTAACCTCAATCACATCTTCATAGATTTGACTGTACTTGTTAATGAGTGGGCTATCAATTATAACCGTGAACGTGCGATCAGGCGCCTTTTCTCCCTCGCCTTTGACAGTAGTCTTGAAGGTGATTCGAGTCTTTAAAGACTTGGTGGAGGTCTTGTGTTGATAGCTAGACAAATTCTTTTTATACATAAAAAGCGATTCATTTTCTGAACCGCCATTTTTTAACAAACGAACCTGATAGCCATGCCGTACAAGGTCACCACCCCATTGACCTATGATAGAATGCTTATCTTTCGCAAAAACCTCCATGGCATTCTTAGAGCCGATATTGAAGCTGTGTCTATCTTCAATATCAGAGAAGAATGAGAAGGGATTGTCACGAGTGATGCTTCCAGCGAAGCGACTCAAGGCAGTCGAACCAGTCTGTCTATCCAAAGAGATAGGATTGACCACATAGTTATTCAAGAGGGTGAATACCTGGTTCGCATAGACTTGAATATAGCCGTGCTTCTTCTCAACCTCAAAAATGACGAAATCCTGCTCACCGTGAAGATCATCAGCCGTTAAGAATGTCTCTTCCTTCAACTTCTCCCACAATGGATCAGATGTCGGAAATCGGAAGCTCAATTGATAGGTGCTGTTGTCCTCTTGAACAATTTCATCAGCATAAGCAGCATTCAGAGGCATGTTCCCATTTGTTAAATAAATCAAATCTTATACCTCCAATTCGGTCGAATAGTAATCTTACGGACGGTTCCAGTGAATGAAATACCAACCTTACCAGTCGGAATTTCTAAGAACCCTCCACGTTTTCGAAGCGTATTCTGAACTGCACCAGTTGCATTGTAGATGTTTTGCTTGCCCTGCCTACAATCAATCGTAGCCTTTGTCTTAATCGTCAGATACATGGTTTTACGGCCAATTGTAAGGGAGATGTCACCATCCCCCTCAACCTCAATGATTGGTTCAGAATAAATCGTCCCAAGATTTGTGATTGTACCAGATGCAGTCAGAACAACAGGATCTACGCTCTTCTGATATCGGAAGGGTTGCATGATTAGCTTGACATCTATCTTCCATGCATGCATTCCGTTACGATTGTAGGTCGCTCCTGAAAAGTCTGCATAGAAATATGATCCAAGTTGATAGCTGAATTCTATTACATTTTCTTTTGGCTGAAATTTATCTACAATTGTTGAAATATCTACTAGTTTCGGTACATAAAAAGATATCGTTCGCTCGTAGCTTTCATAAGAGCCATCTAGCACTCTATAACTTCCGTTCAAACCATATACATCTACTGATTCCGCATGAGGTTTGGCAGCCTCGACTTCTCCAAAATCCGTTACAACGCAGTGAGGGATAGTAGATGTATTAAAACCATTAATAATCATGTAAAACATTAAATACCCTCCCTTGCGTAAATTGCTCCATGTTGTTCGTAGGTTTTGCGTGAAATAATTTCATTGTCTAAGTAGACATCTGGCGATTTTTCAAGGATAGCAGTAAGGATTTTCTCCATACTTGCTCTCAGAATCCTCATCTCAGACACAACTTTATCTGTATCTTGCCCCTTATTTGTGTATTGGTGTTGAACAACAATATTTTGTTGTGCTTGTTCCATTTCTCTAAGAAATTTAGCGTCACTCGGAATTCCGATACCTGAAGCGTACTTAGGAACGCCCATTTCATGCATCAGACGTCTGGTCTTATCTGCTCGCAACACCTTAGATCCTCTAGGTAGTGGAAGAAGGACATTTCGTCCTTCAGGAATGAAACTTCTACCATCCGGAAGAGTAACAAGCTCTTTATAATTACTATTTCTTTGGTCGTTGACTACCGCAAGTCCACCTGGGTGATAGTTCGTACCATGAGCATGCTGACTTGCAAAAATAGTAGTAAAGAAATTACCTGTTACACTATCAATCCAGCTTCTAATGCCCGCAAGCACCCCAGAAGCGTTGTCTTGAGCATTAATTGTAACCGTTCTATCTTGAATGCCGTTCACACCACTTTGGACTTCATTTACAGTTCCTTGCGTGCTATTTTTGGCTGAGATATCTACTGGATTATATTGTTTAATTGCATTAATAGCACTGCTCGTTTCGTTTCTTACTCCACCTGTTTGGTCGGTAGCGAACAGATCAATAGGAGCTTCTTGTCTTGGAGAATTCACGCTAATGATTGCACTTCCGACTGCAGCACCCGTATTGTCTACTGCATCCAATGATTTTGTATCGGCACTTGTCATGTTCCAGGACAAAATTTTATCAATTGATAATTGACTATTGTTTAAAACACTTGTTGGATCAGCTTTCAAATCTTTTGTAAACGGCACCGTCGCATTCCAAGTAGTTAACGTGTCAGTCGAACGAGCAACAGCGTTTCTGAAATTCTCATCCGTCGCAAGCAACTCTTTCTGCTTAGGTGTGAGTGCTTCGTAGTTATATAAAGCTTTTGAAGCCTCTTCAGCTTTGTTCATCACATCTGCATTTTTCAAAAGTAGTTCCTTGACTTCTGCAGGCATACTGTTCCAAATTTTCAACTGAGACTCACTGTCAAAGATAGCTTGTAGTCCAGCTTGATTTTGAACAATTAGTTGCTTTTCTTCAAGTGTCATAGTTGACCATTTACCTGATTCCACAAGAGCTTCTGCGATTGTCACACGAGCGTTAGAATTGATATCTGCATTTTTAGCTATGAACTTAAATTGCTCCCAACCTTCTGCAGATTTAGTTGCTTCTCCAATTACTTCCTTAACATTCGATTTAACTTCAAAATTACCATTTTCATTGATGTTCCCAACCAGCAAAGACCAAGCGTCGTTGGCTTCTCTTGTTTCCTTGCTCATATCACTAGTATATTTGGCGAGGATGCTGTGGGAGTCTCCCATTTTTCGAGAAGCTTCTGCAGCTTTTTGGCCAATCACTTCATAGGATAACCCATATTCTTCTAGAACTTTCTTGGCTTCTTCCCAATAGTTCCAACTTTGTCCAGTCCGAGCTTTTACTTTTGCATCAAGATTCTGCATAACTTGATAATACTTAACACCCAGAGCTTCCATAGTTTGAGTATGGTTAGCTTCTAGAGCCTGCATTTTCTTGTTATAAGTTTCTTGGTCGATGGCCTTTCCGGCCAACAACTCTTTTAACTCACTCTTTGAATTTTCATAGAGTTTCTTTTCCTCGTCGAGAGCCTTTTTCAAGACATCTTTTGTATGATCTAACTGAGTCTCATTCAGATTTCTGACTTCGCCATTTAAAGCTTGTAAGGCAGCCTTTTGTTGCTCAGCTGACAAGTCCATCATTGAGAGCTTGGCTTTAATCATCTCATTCTGATTATTCAAGATGATTTCTTTCTCTTCTCGGGAGAACTTGCTCGCATCTCCATTGTGACGTTGATAAATGTCATTGATTTGATTCATCATAGTCTCAGTATTAGATACTACTTGAGCATTCTTTTCTTGAGCTTTAGCAATATCTTCTTCACTAAGACCCCATTTAGAACCAAGCTCAGCCATACGTTTATTGACTTTATCTGCACCATCTACGATTTCATCATAAAGTTTTTTGAAAGCACCAGAAACTTTCTCAGCATCTCCTGCGTGTGTTCCGAAATTAGCGACTGCAGTGCTAGTTTCATCAACTGTCTTCTGGAAATTTCTGAGTTCGCCTCTTGTAGTATCACTTAATTGTGAACCGAATTCTTCCGTCTTGATGCGAGCTTTGTCTTTCTCGTTTCCGAGGTAAACAATAGCAGCTGTAGCGAGACTCAGGCCTCCAACTATCAAACCAAGAGGACTTGCAAGAGTTCCTAATGCTGTTGTTAAAAGACTTGTTGATGTAGAAGCTGTTGCTGTTGCTGTTCCGAACGAAGCCATCCCAGTACTTGCCAATTGAAAAGCAGATGTTAAATTTCCAGTTGTTCTAAAAGCTTGGAAAGTTTTAAGCATCAAAGATAAACCACCTACTGTTTTACCGGTTCCCTTTGTCAGCCATCCAAGAGCTTTTGTTAAATTTCCTATGATTCCTAGACCTTTCCCTAGAATTGTTAGAGCTGGTCCAGCTCCTGCTGCCAAAGCCCCCCATTTTAGGATATTTCTTTGCTGTTCTTCAGACATTGAGCTAAACTGTTTCGCCATTTTAGCTAATGTCTCAATCCAAGGTTTTCCTGCTTTAAGACCTTCACGGAGAGCCTTTAGGAGTGGCCCTCCAAACTCAATAGCTAAGTCTGTTACTTGGTTCTTGAACATCTTCAATTGTGATTCTGTGGTCTCGTATCGTTTATTGGCTTCATTAGTCAGAGCAGTATTCTCTTTCCAAGCCTTATTCGAACGATCCACAGCCTGTCCCATCTTATCTGAAGCCAGAGCCAAAGATTTTAGCATATTACTTTGTCGGACGCCTGTCATTCCAAGTTGCATCAAAATAGCGTTCATGTTCACGCCTTTATTTTGCGCTTCTTGAAGTCCCTTAATAAATGATTGTAAGGCAACAACAGGCTTCTCTTTCCAAGCCTGTTGGAATTCCTCTGATGTCATTCCTGCAGTCTTAGCAATAAGATTCAAGTCATCAGCTGCTCCCTTTCCTGTCAATGAAACGGCATTACCAATTGCGGTCAGTGTCTGAGTCATGGCAGTACCACCCGCTTCTGCCTCAATACCAACCGAACTCATAGCAGTAGCAAGACCTAAGATATCCGCTGTGCTTAATCCAGCAAGCTTACCCCCTGCTGCTAAACGATTAGTCATCTCAACAATATCTTTTTCAGTCGTAGCAAAATTATTACCAAGGTCTACAACAGCTGCACCGAATCGAGAATATTCGTCTGACGTCAAGCCCATGATGTTAGCAATCTTGGCAATAGCTGTTGCAGCTTCTTCAGCGCTCAAGTTCGTCGATTCTCCCATATCAATCATAGTTCGAGAGAATGAGAGAATATCTTCTGTCTTGATACCTAACTGACCAGCTACCTCGGCTACGTTGGCAATTTCTACTGCACTGGCTGGCAATTCTTTAGCCATCTGACGGATGCCGTCTGATAACTTTTGGTAAGATACCGTCGCGGTTTCGTCGACTGTTTTCTTAACTCCTGCGAACGCTGACTCATAATCAATTGCCGCCTTTGTAATTAAGCCGACACTAGCAACTAAAGGTGCAGTTAACCCTGTTGTTAACTTGCCTCCAAAACTTGAAATATTGTCACCAAAAGTTTTGATTTTATCTCCGCCTTTAATCAGACTATCTCCGAGTTTGTTAATACGATTCGCAAAGCTATTTTCTTTCCCAACTGCGATCAGGGCTTGCTGCACTCTATGAAGTTGACCTTCCATAGCTGCCAACTTGGCATTTTCGCGTTCAATCTCAGCAGCGGCCTTATCAAATTTAGCCGTACCAGGTTCGAGAGTATCAAAGCTGTTCTTCATTTGTTCCAAGACTTTTCTTTGCGCTTCAATCGCTTGACCAAGTGTCTTGTACTTAGCTTGAAGTAAGTCTGTATTTTTACCGTTATTTTTAAGAGAACTATCTAGCGCCTTTACGTTACTTTGAAAATATTTAACCGCATTCTTAGCACCATTTAGAGTAGGATTGAACTTCGACACGTCCAGCCCTAGCTCGATATACATTTGACCTAACGGCGTTCCACCTGCCATTCGAATCCTCCTTTTTAAATTGTTTCTAGAAAGTCAGCTAGATCAATGACTTCTTCGGTTTTAGCAGATTCAGTTTCACCAAGAACGCCCATTAGATCCTCCCAACTAGTATCCATTACATCCCGAATACTCATGCTGTACGGTCCTTCAGTCGCTTGCTTGATAAATTTATAAAATCTTTTTAATGCTTCGCTTGGCTTTATTTTTTCTCCTTTGGGTCAACATCACCTACCAAATGAGAATAGATATCTGTGAATACTGCGAAAATATCTGCCATGTCTGTATATTTCAACAGTTCTTCCACTTCCAAGTCTTCAAACAATGAGGCGATGAATTCTAATTGCTTGTCTAATTTTTCAACTTCAGACAAATCAGAAGATAGTGCTTCATTGAGAATCAGGTAGTCACGATAGTCCTTAGTAGTAATTTCCTTACTGGTCTTTTGAACGTCCTGACCCTTTTCGTTTTTAATTAAAAATTTAACCTTTGCCATATACTTTCCTTTCTAGAAAAAAGATAAAAAGAGAGCTTGCGCCCTCTTCCTATCCTGCAGCAACCATTTTAAGCTGACCTTTGAATTTTTTGAGTTTGGCTTCATCCTTACCGATGTATTTAACATAGTAAAGACCTTCAGTTTCAGCATCATCACTCGCGATTGAAGCAAAACTCAAGCTATCATCTGGAAGTTCTTCTTGCTTGTCTTTAAGAGTTTCAAGCTCTTCAGAATCCATTGAGAACTGACCTTTAAAGAATCCGACTTGCGCCTGAGTTCCATTTGCAGTCTTAGATTCAAGCATGACTGAGCAGAATGGTGCAGTAGTGTCAGCACCGATACCAATGATTTCATCTTTCACTTGGTGTCCAAGAATCTTAGCCAATACCGTTGAAGGGATATCAACCGCAGTCATTTCCATCTTCACATCGCCCACACCACGATTTGATACGTGGTAAGCAACGTCACTACCGTATGTTTTTACCGGATCACTTGCAAGACCTGAAATCTTAGCAGTACGAGTCGCACCTTCACCAGTTTTACCTTCAATCACGAAAAGGTTTTGTCCAAGTGTTGGAGCAGCATTCCCATCCAACACACGAATTGTCATGCGTTTAAAACCAACTAATGCCATTTATAGTACCTCTTTCTTTTTTAGTATTCTTCATATAGAGCACTCCGACCTTTGTAGGTTCGAGCATCTACATAGCGTTTAATTTCTGGAATCCATTCATCCAAACCACCACTGGTTTGATAAAATCCCTGGTCTTCCATAATCTTTTCAATTTTTCTTTGGAGTTCTTTGCACTCCATGTAGTCAATAGACTCTACATTGACCTGATAGAGAAACAGCTTAGACAGACTGGTATCACTACCATGAACCACCTGCATCGGAGGACCGACTGGTTTAATAACGATACTTGTCTCGTTATTTGGTACTGATTCTGGGCGTTTGAAAGATTTGATACTGATTCCAGCTAAAGTCTCATCTTTTTTTAAAATCTCATAGAGTTCATTGAACTTATCTTTAATCATCTAAAATCCTTCTATCTTCAAATGACTAGCGATTCTGTATTTGTATGTTTTAGCATTTGTTTCTGAGAAACGTCTGATTACACCGAAACCTCTTGGATGTGGGTTCTTACCATATCCAAACTCATTCAAATGAACCAAACGCCAACGAGAACCATCGCCAAAACCAATTTTAACAACAGGAACGCCAGTAGCAAGGCCAGTAACACGCCCTGCAGTAGCACTTTCAATAGTTTCTCCCGTATCTTTATAGACCTGCAAAGCACCCTTGAATTCTTCTAAGGTCTCATCTGCGACTGCCTTCAGGGCTCGACTAGTAGCTCGTTTGACCTTGTTATCACCAAGATGGGTTTCAATGTTTCTTAGAACATCGTCAAAACCTCTCAATTCTGCTCCACTAGACATCTTGACCACCACCGATAACGACTATCAAAAAATCCCGATTATCAAAATCAGGGCGAACATCGACAATTTGCCACTTTTTACCACTGAGACGACTATCTTCAACTTCGACAAAATGATCATTCTTCGGCTGATAATCAGACAAAGGATCTCGGATTTTTAAAGTCATCTTGGCTTTCATGGACTTTCCTGTCGCAATCTCGATATCTTTAAAACTAGGGGAGTAAACTTGGCCCATCGTATAAAAAGCTTTATTATGAGCTATATCTCGACCATGAAGCCCCTCCTCAACTTTAGAAGTATAGAAAGTCAAGGGGGTTCTTAAATCTCCATTTTGAGCCTCTGGCTTTTTGTAGCGAAAGCTTGGGCGATTATGATACGACATCAGACGTTGTTACTTCTTCCTGATCTTCTAACCATTCTACAAATTCAGGTAATGCCTCATTGATTTCATCAAAGCGTTCTTTTGTCGCTTCAAATTCTTCATCAACAGAACGAAATACCCCTTCTTTGAGGTCGTAAAATCCTTTTAAAACCTTAATCATGTTTTTCCTCCGGTTTATAATTTTCTAGTGACAATGCCATCAAATCTCCTTGAAAGTTTTGATAAAAAAATTCAACTTGATCATTGTAGGCATATCGTGCACGCTCTAAAATAAGCTCTTTCACTCGTGGATTGTAGTTTGTAGTACCCACGGTTTGAAAAATAGCCTGTTCAGAGCTTTCTAACATTCTGGAAAGGTTAGTATCCTCTCCGTTATGAAAAATCCTCATTCTCTCCTTAAATGCAGCAAGGAGAGAATGAAGTTCTACTTCGGCAGTCATGACTCAACTCCTAAACTAAGCTTGAGGGAGTTGTAAAGTCCAAACAGCAGCAGTCTTTTCATCATGAGCCTTACCGTAAGCGAATTGCTTAGCAGTGTAAAGGTTCAGGTCTTCCAAGGCGTAGGTTTCTGTGTAACGGCCAAGTGAGATATCACCACCGACAAAGGCATCGTAGCGACCTTTGACAAATGTAGTTACTTTACCAGCCGTCTGCGCCACAGATTCTACCAAGATAATGTTAAATGGCATTGCAGTGATGTAGGTTCCTTGAGCGTTCAATGAAGTGTATTGTTTCTTCACATCCCAAGCATCAGCTGTATTAACAACCATTACAAGGTTGCCTTCAACTGCAACTGGAGTAGTGCCATCAGCTTTTGTTGAATGGTATTTACATACTTTTGTCAATTCTTTGACTACGGTTGCTGAGTCAGCAAAAGTCAACTTAGTAGTTTGAGCTGTTTTTTCATCATGAGTTGTATGATCGCCTGAAACAGTTCCTGTAAGGGTACGAGAAAGACCGATAGGTTTATTGTCTCCATCACCGTTCAAGAAACCAGCTTCAAGTGCGACTGCATAGGCTTCTGTGATTTGAACAGAGATGAATTTCGCCAACCAAGCTGGTCCAAATTTTTCGGCATCTTTTGGAATTACAACGAAAGCAGTCAATTTGTGTTGAATTGCTTCTTCTTCGTTGAATTTTTGTTTGAGTTGTCCTTGGATTTCTCCATTGATTTTACCCCAAACAGCTTGACCTGTTTGCTCTGATTTGAGGAATTTCAAGCGGATACCAGCATTTTTAAGACCGATATGTTGAAGAAGTGGGCGAGATTGTACCAGATCTTCAAAGATACGGTCAATAATTTCTTGTGGGATGAACTTCTCGATCCCTTGAGGTGCTGCCTTTTCAATATTGTTGAAGAACTCACGAGCTTCAGCGGTCAGCTTAGCATCGTATGGGTTCAAGGCCGAAACCTCTTCACGGGCAGCATCACGGGCTTGAGCCATCATTTCATTGGTCATAGACTCGATCATGTCATTGTATAGCTTCGCTTGTTCTTCTTGAGGAGCGCCATTTGTAACGGCATCCAAAAATGCCTGACGTTGTTTTTCAAATTGATTAGATAATTTCATTGTCATTCTGTTTTTTCCTTTCTTAAAACATAAAAAGACCGAACCCTTTAGGTACAGCCTTGTCTGTGTTATTTTCTGGACTTTCTGGAAAATTGAATTTCTTCTGTACAAATTCGCTATTTTCGAAAGCCTCTTTGTCGATTTGTATATCTGATAGTTTAGCTTCTAGCTTTTCAGCTACCAGTTCTGCGATTTTATCGATATCTGGTGTCATTGCTGACCTCATTTTTTCGATAAAATCACTTGGGATCATAGGAGTTTCACTCGCTACCAGAGTCGGAGTAACTTCATTTGTAAACATAATCTTGTCTACAAATCCATGATTCAAAGCTGACTCAGCATCAAACCAGGTAGTCTTGTTCATCAATCCAAGCAAGTCATCAAGAGCCTTACCAGTCTTATGAACATAGGCACTAGCAATCGATTTGTTAAACCCTTCTAGTACCCCAGCCTCATGAAGCAAGGCATTATGGTCTCCATTCACTTGAGTTGAAACGTTGTGGATCATGATTTGGGCGGTCGGACTGATTTCAACCGTATCTCCTGCCATTGCAATCACGCTTGCTGCGCTTGCTGCAATACCGACAATCTTCACGGTCACGTCACCTGGATATGAGCGTAAAGCAGTATAGATTTCACTACCCGCATAAACATCTCCACCACCCGAATTGATATGAACCTCAATTGGTTCACCACTCTCGGGAAGGACGACATCTTTCGGAGCGGTTGCATCCCACTCAAGCCAATCGTAAAGCCATCTGTCATTGTTTGATACAATCGTACCCTTAATCGGAATTACTTTCATCTTCTTTCTCACCTCCTTTCTCTAACTGTTCACCAAGTTGATAGTTTTTGGTGATGAGGAATTTATCGCCACCAGGGACAGATTCTAAGCCAAGTTCAGAGCGCACCTCGTTTCGAGTCATCGCTCCAGAAGAAATAAGCTTATCAATGCTTCCAGCGAGTGCAAACTTATCTCTCTGACCTTCGCCAATGATTACAAATAGATTATTGCGCTCGTATTCCCGTCTTGACACTAAGGCGAAATTAAGCCCATCACTCATTTTCTTAACAAGTGATTGGTAGCAATAACTATTAAACATTTTTTGACTATTTTCCAGATTGGCCATGTCGCCATGAATTAAAGCTGTTGGAATCCCTAAGACGTCAGCGACCTCATCATCAAATTGCCGACGAAGTTTCTTCAACTCATCAACAGAAATATTTGAAGTTCCTGTTGTATTCGTATGCTCGGAATATTCCATTCCATCTTGAGCTGGAACAATGGCAATCGTTTTAGTGCTAAATGATTTAAAAAGACCATCAGCATATGATTGGAGTTTATCACGCATCTGCTTATCAAAACTCCCATTGTTTTTGGTTTTCAGAGTTCCTCTAATTTGATTATTCCTAGCCAAGGCCTCGACCAAACGAGTGTGCAACTTCTCATAATCAGCAAATAAGTCAGAAATATAATCTTGCAGTCGATTATTGTTGTACTGTAAGAAAATCACTTCACTCATCCGAAAACGCTTCTCAAATGTGAACCCTCTACAAGTCACAAACTCAAACACATCATCATAAACAGCATATTTAGTCCGTGTATAAGAATCGGCAACGAGTAACTGGTCATCAGTTGTAAGAAAGATTAGGACCTCATTCTTAGTAATCAACCTGTATACGACCTTTTGCCAAAACTCTGACGCTGATTCGTTCTTGTTCGGTCTTACATTCAGCAAGTAGTTCCAGTCAGAAAACTTAGCTTTTCCATCCTCAAGATACTTGAATTCTGATTTTGCAAAAATTCGAGCGATGAATTCCGCAGACTTATCAACCGCTAAACTTTTTAGTTGAAGATTGCTAAACATCCGCTCAAGATCCTCAAACTCAAAACCAACCTCTGGTACTTCACGCTTAAATAAATTCAGTAACCCCAATGCACTTCCTCCTTTCTTTTAGTTTTGCCGACCACCCACCCAAAATTTATTCTTATGTTAAAAATCCCAACTATCAATCATGTCAAGGAATTCCCCAACATTCGACTCTTGCACAAGCTCACGCTTGTAGAGAGCGGCTATCAAAGCATGGAACCCATCTGTCTTTCTTCTGACAGGTTCTTTCTTCAAGAAACGCTTATTGCCATCCTTGTCCTCCTTGACGTAGGTATTATCCGTATACCAAATCATAGAGTTGTCATTTTCAAAGATAAACCGCTCATTCGCAAATCCATCTTCGATGATTGGCGCAACCTTGGATTGAATTGCCCCGGGATTGCGCAAGAACTCATAGTCAAAGCCAGCCTCTTCCAAAAGAGGTTTCAACAAGTCCATTCTGAAACCATCGGCACAGACTAGCTCGATTTGATATTCTCTACTCCATTCATTCAATTTTTCAACCAATAAACGAGGATCAATACTAGGACCGTCCACAATCGTAAATAAGCCTTTGTCTGCCCATTCTTGGATAGGTGCTTTCAGCTTGAACGCTTTCAAGAATGCTTTGCGAGCAAAGGAATGTTGCTTCCAGATGAACTCATCCCCATTCTTAAATAGCAATCCCACACTCGCAAAGTCTCGAATGCTAGCATAGTCAAACCCAGCGACACATGAGCGACCTTTCAAGTCGATGCCAGGAGAACGTAGACAAGCCATTAACTTTTCTCGAGAGGTCACATCTTTCTCAATGTCTGCTTCAGGAAGATTCATCCGTTTTGTCATGAACTCCTGACGGCCAGACGGTTCCAGCTCAAGGTCGTCATAGTCAGCCTTGGTTCTAGCAAGCAACCTTTTAGCATATGGAGTGCTTTCATCCAACATCGGATTCGCCTTTGGCCAGTTCTTCATGTCGTCCACTTCATCCGCATTGTCTAGCTTGCAGATAAAAGGGAATAGCCTAAAATCATCAACCTCTCCATTCAAGATTTGCATAGACTTCTCTATCAGCTTGTCATAGAATCCCTCACGCACATACCCATTCGTACCGTTGTAGAAAGTCCGAGCATGAGCAATCTTACCAAGACCGGACCTTTGAACCTTCACAGCTTTATCATCTTCAAACTGGTGGATCTCGTCAAACTCAAGACAACCATCACGAGCAGAGTCCATGGTCTTCGGATTGTTCGTCCGAAAAGAAAAGACCGAGTTGTTCGCTCGACCTGTAATAGACATTTTAGTTAGATAGAAATGGTCCTCAAGACCACGCCTTTGAATAGTCTCATAGACCTCCTCAAAGGAAACCTTACCCTGTTTCTCAGAGTTAGCAGTGATGGTCACATCATAATCTCTGATAGGATAGATAGGACTGATAAAAAACGAGGATCTGGCTGACATAAAACCGTTCTTGCCACCTCCACGAGCAAGTGTGTATAGATACTCGTCGAAGTGTGGCTCTCCGTCCTCTTTCCGAAAAAGAAAGATAAACGGAGTCAAGAAAAGCTGGTACTTTGCTAAAGGGAAAAAGTTCTTTTCCGTAAACCGAATGAATTTCTCAATCAGGTCATTATCAAAATACAAATCATCGCGAGGATAGATTTTCTCCTTGATGATTTTAAACAGCAACTTTCTTTCTTCGTTGACGACAATTTCTCCACGTTCGGCCATTTTGATATAGTCATCAACCAACGGATGAGAAATCATAATAGGTCACTTTCAGACGTGGATTTCTCAACAGGAGAATTTTCAACCTCGAAATCAAACGATCGCTCAATCGCCAAAAGCTGATTACTTGTTGTGTTGATTTCCTTGATGAGAGAATTCGCTTTTTGAAATCTTTGTTGGCCATTGTGGACAGTGACTACGAGTCCATCTTCTTCAAGACGAGATTTTAGTTCATAAAGCAGCCGGACAAGATAAAGATAGCGATTGACTTTTTCATACTGGATCGCATCCTTTTTTCTAGGACTGAAATAGCCGATTTTAGAAAGTAGCTGATTTTCTAATTCTTTTATATTTTTTTCCGAGTATTCTTCCATTACCCCCCACCCCCTTTAATTTTTTGTTA